GCGATTCAAGACTCCGACAACGCAGACAAGTATCAGACGGTGCATCCGGACAACGCGCATTGGATGTCGTCGTCGGACGCGTACATAACGATCCAGACGACTGGGTACGACCATGACTATGATCGTATGCCAAAGTGCAGAGTCTGCACGATACCGGTGCCGGATCTGACCGGCGGCATGCGCTGGAAGACCGAATTACCGAAGGGCTACCGCTTAGAAGAGCGCGACGAGCAGGGGCGGTACGTTTACAAAGTGTCACCGCACTGGGAAATGGTGAAAGAGGACGAGTACGGGCAGCACTGGCACCATCCTGAGATGGAAACCGATATGCAGGTGCTGGGCGAACAAGACTTTTTGATCGAGAACCATGAGCAGTACAGCCGTCGGCGGAATAAAGAACATCTTGAGAAGATGAACCACCTGATCTGGTTGGCGGGGCAGATTCAAGAGTTCTACAACGGTGTCGGGCATTTTCCTGACGAAGAGGTAGAAGTTCAGGTCCAGTTCGCAATGCGCGGAGAGGTCGGATGAAATATCACCAATTACGTGAAGGCATGATTTACGAGTTTACCGACAAACGCCCGGAGCCGGACAACATTGAACGGTACTGGGAAATCATTGAGCTTGAAGAGAAGCAAATCCGGGGACATGTCATACAGGCGATCTGGATGGGCAACCTTGGGAACGATCAAGTTTTCAATGCAGAGTTGAACGAACTTAAACAGGCGCATCGGTGGAAGTATCACGAAGGTGCGGAAGTGGCTGACGTGCGAGTGAAGCGCCTCGTCTTTTTAGACGGGCGCGAGGCAATGGACGTCCTTGTATATGAAGAGGGCATCCAGCCAAAAAAGTCCAAACGGACGGTCATCCCAATTCAGCCTGATAAGGCCCCGGAACCTGAGCCGTCCGTCGAAGAACAAATTGCTGAGTATCTTGAAGACAACCCGATAGACGACTCTGAAGCCACGCATTTCGATTTGAGCCGTTTCGCCCCTTACACGATCAACGAATGGGAAAGCCTGTGCGACTCTGTCGTACTTCGCTTCGTCAACAACGGCCAAGTCGATCTAAAGAAAAAAGCACCGAAGAAAAAAAGCTTGTCATATTACGTGCATGAGCAAGAGTGGTCGGCGTTTCTTGACGGTGCAACCATCAGAGAGGTCAGAGAACTGAAGCTTAGAATAATCGGGGAGCCGGGCAAACGATGCACGTACGAAACGGTGATCATCCGATTGATCAAGGCCGGGCATTGGTTTGGCACTGCGAAGCATCGATCACACATCACCCAAGGCGTACAAAAACGTAATTGGAAAAGTTTAGGCAAAAAATGATCGAACGTCCGGATTGGGCCTTTGACAACTCATATGACGAAGACGAACTTTTGTGTGACGATTGCGGTAAACCTGTTTACGAGGTCGAAGATGAAGACGGTAAAAGATTACATTGTGAAAGGTACAGGCACGATTGTTTGACAATCGGTCTGTTTTTTGCGATTGGAGTCGAAATGTTATGAGCAGACAACGAAATTGGGAAATGATCTTGACGTTTCAAGAACCCTCGAACATGTACAAGACGGAGGTTTACCAGGGTTTGACTCTGGAGCAAATCAACGACGCAGTGGAAAAAAAGTTCGAAGAGAACAACATCATAGGCATGACAATGCGGTCGATCCCCGTTGACTCTGTGGCGTTGCAAAGTCACAACAAATATTTAAATGGCAAAGGTTTATGAAACGACACGATCTGGAAATACTGGTGACGACCCGTAAGTTCTTTGCGTGCGACGCAGAAACAGTAGAAGAAGCGGTCAAAATCGCCACCACAGAGGCGCGAAAACACTTGGGCGAAGACTTTTACTCGTTCGAGATCCGTGATCCGAGCTCCGGGTGGCCGCAACAGTTGCATGTGGTTGAAAAGACAGACATAATTTGACATACAGTCTTATATTTACAGATAAAAACGCATGGATACAAACAAGTGGAAGTCGGTTTTGGTGCCTGTTGAGGTTTACCGCGACATTAAAAAGATCGCTTATGAAGAAGATCGGTCGATTAGCGGTCAATTACGCAAAATTTTTAAAGAGTGGCAAGAGGACCGCTTGCAAGAAGCCAGAGAACTTGGTGTACTCGATTGATCGGGTGTCAACACTCGTCTCCCGGCCAAGGTCTTCATCACGCCTTCCAGACACGTTGCTGTCCGTGCGGCCAAAGGCAGCATCCAAAATGACCAACAGACTCGTCCTTTCTCCTTTGTGACGCGTCGTGTGTTAGCCCTTCCCGCCGGGGTGGTCGAAGGCGGGGCTTTTTCAGACCAAGGCGAACCCTCGCCGATTGCAGCGCGCCCCGTCCGCGCGGTCGAAGACGGGTTATACCTCGACCGCTTCGCCCCAGCTAGGCCCAAGATCGATGTCGCACTTGTTCGGCACCTCTAACGTCACCGCTGCTTCCATCACCTCACGGATATTTTTTGCATGCTCAAGATCTCGCACACTGCAACCCAGTTCATCGTGAACCTGTAACAGCGGACGTTCACCCGCCTCATAGAGATCGACCATCGCTTGCTTGGTCATATCGGCCGCAGACGCCTGTATCAGGCGATTTAATGCTTTGTAGGTGTATGCCCGCCGCAAGGGCGTTGTATCGCCGTACGCGGCCTTAGCTTCCTTCTTCGGCATCGCTTTCTTGAGTTCGTAGCCCAGCGGCTCGAACATGTCGAAGCGGCACTTGCGACCTTTCAGACTTCGGATCGAGCCATCGTCTTTCTGATCCACGGCCCGTGAGACGCCGCTCATGAGTTCCTTCACAAAAGGCACGCGACTGTGATACTGCTTCGTGATTTCTTTCGCAGTGTCGACATCGACGTCTAGCTGGTCTGCGAGCTTGTTGACTCCCATGCCGTACATCATCCCCAGATTGATTGTTTTGGCCTGCTTACGCGGGATTTGGGCCATCTCAGCGACCATTGAGTGGAAGTCTGTGTCCGGATCGTCGTTGTACGCGTTGACAAAGTCTTGAGCACCGCCGAGCGGCCTGCTTTTCCAGTTGCCAAAGATCTGTGCGTAATGCACCAAGATCCGTGGTTCTTGCTGCGAGAAGTCGATTGCAGCCCACTGCTCATCTTCTTCGGGCAAAAACAAACTGCGGATCATTGGCCCCAGTTCTGGATCGCGAGCCGGGATCTGTTGCAGATTTGGATTGGACATAGACAGTCGACCGCTCACGGTGCCGCCATCGTCACTGCGCAACTGATTGATATGCCCGTGGATGCGGCCCTCTTTTGAGACGTAACGCATGATCGACGACACAAACGTGCCTTGGACCTTGTTGAGGTTGCGGGCCTCGACGACTTGCTTGGCGAACTCTGACGGGTGCTCTGATAAGAACGATTTAGTGAACGACGGCTGACCGGTCGAGGTGCGTGGATATTTTATTTTGAGTTTGTCGAACGCTTTTGCGAGTGACGCGGCTGCCCAAATCTCTACCGTTCCCCCGGCTTGTGCCTCGATCTGTTTGAGCACAGCTTTCTCGCGCTTGATCAAAGCCTGCTTTGTCCGCTCGCAGCGATCCATGTCCACCCGAATACCCCGAAAGGTCATGTCGATCAGGCAAGGCGTGAGCCGCGTTTCTAGATCCCAGACCGTGTTGAGGTCTTGCTTACTGATCTCTAGCTTGAAAAACTTATACAAATCAAACGCTAAGCGCGCATCCATCTCTGCGTAAGGGCCGACGAATTGACTTGGCAGCTTCCAGAGCTCAGCTTTCGGATCGACACCAAAGTCGATTGCCGCTTGGGTCAGAAGCTTTTCTGACTTTGCCTCGCCCAGATAGTCGTAAGACAGGGCGTTCAGACTGTAGCTGTAACGGTTCTCGTCCAGTAGCGCCGCCATGATCATCGTGTCGATGATTGGCCCGTTGACCGGGATATCCAAAGCTTTGAGCCAGCCCAAGTCGTATGGGGCGTTGTGCATGATCTTCGGACAACCTGTGGATAACTGCTTCTTCAGCCAACGTAGCACGACGTTTTTGTCGAGGTTGCCGCCACCAAGGTGCGCGATTGGGTAGTAAGCTTCCCAACCGTCTGTCGCGACGGCGATGCCAACAACGTCACCGTCCTTACGAGGCCACCCAGGCCCGAACTCTTTGAGGTTTGGATCGCGTGTCTCAAGGTCAATAGCGATCTCTTTTGCGTCGGTAATGTCTTTCAGTTCGAAAGGTGCAGTCCATTCCGCGTTTGGTGTAAACAGCGGAAACTGCAAGCGCGTTTCTTTTTCCATCTTAGCTCCTTGGGTCATCCCCCAAACTGAAGCGCAAGTACCAGATCGCTTTTTTCAAATCTTCTTCTGCATCAAACTTCTTGCCTGCACGCCAAACGTATTTGAAGGCGGCAAGCTTGCAGTAGGTGTTGACGGCATCCCGCCCGAAAGCGGCCACCATCGCATCGATGCATTCGATTTCAGAATCCGCGTAGTGCGGGGGCTGATGAACCATGTCTTCGTCGCTCACAACGTGTAGCTCCGATAAAAGTTTTCTGGCAGCACGGTGAACAGGTTCTTCTTTGTGCGAGTAACCGCAACGTAGAACACGCGATGCATACTGTCTGGATCTGTATCCATCGACCGCTCTGCAGCGACCGTCAAATCCGTAAACAGCACCACGTTATCTGCTTCACCGCCTTTTGCTCCGTGGATTGTTGATAATTTGATACGTGGAGGTGCTGTGAGATCTTCGCCTCTTCGCACCAATGCATTAACGTACGCGACGTCAACACTTGGTACTTTGTCCAGCGCCTCGTTCCACGACATATCGAGTGTTGCCAACAAACCGTTGGTGTCCCGCAACTCCTCAAACGTGAACGTATCGTCTTCTTCCCCAAGAATCTTTTTGTGACCGCGTGCAACACGCACGCCGTTACCTGTCATATAAGAATACAGAACCTTTGCCAGATCGTATGTGATCGGGTTGCCCCGCTGTAGCGTGCGCCATGCTTCAAGGGCTTCGCGAACCTTCAGGCGCAGGCTTTGTCGCCCCTGCATTTCAAAGAAATAGCCTTGGCTTTTGAGATGATCTCGCACCGGGTTTAAAAAGTACGCTGCCTGCGACAAGAAGAGCCAAGAGCCGTGAGTCATGTCCAGTTCTGCAAAGGTAGAAATGTTTTGTATCCGCCCTTCTTCTGACTTTGGCAAGTAGGACTTCGGAAAGCGGTGCCTGATCCGGCGTGAGATACGGTCGGCCACTTCGTGTACGAGGCGTGGGATGCGGAAGCTTTGCTCTAGCACCTCGCTGCCGCCGGGTAAGTTTATGAAGTGCTCCACATCGGCCCCAGACCATTTATAAATCGCTTGGTCGTCATCGCCTGCACAGTACATGCGCTCTGACTTTTCATCGATGGCGTGAGCAATGTCCCACTGTAGCGGGCTGAGATCCTGCGCTTCGTCCAGCATCGCCAGTTTGAACGATGGGCATGTCTCATGGGCAGACCGTGCGAAGAGCTCGAGCATGTCGGTGTAGTCGTAAACGCCAAACTCTTTTTTGTACTGGGCCAAGGCCCGTGCTGCGTATTCCACTTCCAGCCATGTGTATTCAAGATCACTGGCATTGTATTCGCTTTGCAGTTCGCTCTTTTTCAATCTTGACAGGGTGATCAATCGCAGGATCGGTGACTCTTTCCGCAGACTGTTGCTCAGATCCTCTTCGACTTCGTAACGAGGGACGTCACCACTGACAAGCGCGATGCCAATCTTGCGCTCAACTTCACGATAATGCTGGGCCGTCATAAGTTGTTCAGACTTCAACCCAGTAAGATGAAACGCAAGACTATGGATCGTGCGGAAGAAAGGTAGATCGGACTTGGGATCGAGACCAAATCGCTCCGCAGCGCGTTCTTTGGCCTCTGTGGCAGCTTTTCGCGTAAACGCGAAGAAGGCTATTTGAGTCG